TTGGTGTTTGTTACATAGGAGGTCTAGACAAGAACAACAAGCCAAAGGACACAAGAACTGATGCACAGAAGAAGTCCTTACTGAGCTTACTAACACAGTTGAAGAAGTTGTATCCTAAGGCAAATATTTATCCTCATAGTAAATTTGCTAACAAGGCTTGCCCATGCTTTAATGCTGAGCAAGAGTATGCCCATATCTAAGGATTTTAGTATATTAGTATAAAAGAAAAGTTAGTCAGTGTAATTACTGACTAACTTCAATAGCATATCAGATGGAGGGAGTCCCTTTTTATTAGAAAGATTATATAAAGCTATCAACGATTCCCTAGATAATAAAGCGTGTTGTATGTTAAATTCGCTGGAAACCCATTCTAAGTTGTCAACAGAATTGTCTAAAACATCCCTATTTTTATGATTCACTTCTGGAAGATTATCTGGATTAGGAATGAATGCTTCTGCTACTAACCTGTTTACTAATTTAGTACAAGAAGCACCATCTTTACACAGGGTAACACCTACCCTGAAAAAGCCATCCTTATCCCTTCTTCCTGTTTGACTAAGAGTTAATCCCAGTTTATTAACATAAGTCCTGCCTTTTATTTTGAGCCTCCCCAAATTGCTTATTTGGTGAGTGGACTCATAACCTTTGATATTTACCCAAATTTCATTCATATTTTTTTTTATTTTGGGACAAAAATATAGAAAATAAATAACATAACCAAATTTTTTCATAACTTTTTAACTTGCTTAGGCAAAGTAAATTACTTATTGTATTGCACGATACAAAAAGTTTTCTTATCTTTGCACTGTTTTATAAACTAATTAGGAGAAAAATCATGGAAGGATTAGATTTTGGAACAATGCTGGATGATGAGCAGATGAACTCATTATTCGGTGAACAAGAAGAGGACACCCAGCCAGAGGAAGAAGAAACTGGTGAAGGTGAAGACAAAGACAAGAACAAGGACAAGAATAACACTGCTGAGGTGGACCCTGAGAATATGTTCGGGGATAAGCCAGAGAGCGTAGGTAGTGGAGAACACAAGGATAATGAGGAAGATACTACTTCTACAGAGGATGGTACTTCTCCTGACTTCTTCTCTTCCATTGCCAACGCCTTTGCAGAAGAGGGTATCTTCCCAGACCTTGATGAAGAAACAATTAAGGGTATTAAGACAGCTCAGGATTTCAGGGATGCTATTGATGAACAAATCAAGGCAGGTCTTGATGAACAACAGAGGAGAGTGGCTGAAGCCCTTAATAATGATGTAGAGCCTGATAAGATTAGGCAGTATGAGGGACTTATTGCTTACCTTGATACTATAGACGATAAGGCTATTAGTGCAGAAGGTGAGCAAGGTGAGACTCTTAGAAAGAAGATTTTATTTCAGGATTACATTAACAGAGGATTCTCAAAAGAAAGAGCAGAGAAGGCAGTCAATAGAGCCATAGAGAATGGCACAGATGTTGAAGATGCAAGGGAGGCTCTTGAGAGTAACAAGACTTTCTTCAAGGAAGAGTATCAACAGATGCTTGATGATGCCAAGAAAGCAAAGGACGAGGAAAAGGAAAAGTACAAAGAAAAGGCTGAAAGAATTAAGAAGACAATCCTTGAAGGAGACCTTAAGTTCTTTGAGGACGTAGATATAGATAAGAAGGTAAGGCAGGAAGCTTATGATGCTATCAGCAAGCCTATCTACAGAGACCCTAAGACAGGAGAAATCTACACAGCAGTTCAAAAGCTTGAACTTGATAACAGTGAAGAGTTTCTTGCTAAGTTAGGTCTCATTTACGCTCTTACTGATGGACTTAAGTCACTTGATGGTCTTGTTAAAAAGAAAGTAAAGAAAGAGGTAAAGAGAGGCTTCTCTGAACTGGAACAGAAAATCAATAATACTAGAAGGGACTCAAGAGGTAATCTTAAGTTTGCTAGTGGAGTTGATGATACTGAATCAATCCTAGGAAAGGGAATGAAACTCGACCTATAATAACATTAAATAATTCCTAATTTAACAAAAGTATGGCTAGAAATTTACTAGGTAAGTTTCAAACGATGGAGTTTAGCTCTTGGAAGGGATTAACTAAGGACAATCACCTTGGAGCAATCTTCAGAGCAGCACCTCAGAAGGCTAGTAACCTTATGGTTCAGCTTCTAGCACAAAAGAGAGGTAGAACTCTTGACACTCTGCTAAGTCAGTTCCCAACTAGGGAGTTTGATACAACAGATGAGTACACATGGGATGTTATTGGAAGCACACGCCAGAACATTCCTCTTATTGAGGCTAGGGATGAGAATGGTAGCGTAGTTACAGCATCTAGCGGTAATGTTGGTGCAGGTACAGCTCCCTTTTATCTTGTATTTGGTAAGGACTGGTTTGCTGATGGTGAGTACATCGTTGGTAATCTGAATGAGCTTTACCAATTCAGAATCCTTGGTGATGCAAGAATGGAGGGTACTAATGCAGTCTATAGAGTAGAGCTTGCTGGTGGTAATGAGGATGGTGTTCCTGCTGAGAGACTTCTTGCAGGTGAGCTATTCAGCATTGAGGCAGCTTTCGTTGAGGCTGAAATGTCAAGAGAAGTTGGTGATGTAAGGTTTGCTTCACCTGTTTCTATGAGAAACGAGTTCTCTCACATTAGAATCAAGCATAAGGTTCCAGGTAACAAGCTTAACCGAAAGCTTGCTGTTGGTGTGCCTGTCATCGTTAACAACAAGAAGGGAACTACTAACATGTGGATGCACTATGTGGACTACGCTGTGGAGACACAGTTCGCAGACTACAAGAACAATGCAATGGCATTTGGTAGGTCTAACAGAAACTCAAATGGTGAGTACACAAACATTGGTAAGTCTGGTAATGTCATCAAGACTGGTGCAGGTCTGTATGAGCAGATGGAAGTTGCTAACAACATCTACTACAACACATTCTCACTGAAGCTTATTGAGGAAGCTCTCTATGACCTTTCTTATGGTGAGATTGACCTGAATAACAGAGTATTCTTAATGAGAACAGGTGAGAAGGGTGCTATCCAGTTCCACAAGGAAATCCTTAAGGAGGTCAGTGGATGGTCAATGTTCGCACTCAATGGTGATGCACTTTCAGTTGTTCAAAAGACTAACAGCCCTCTACATCAGAATGCTCTAAAGGCTGGATTCCAGTTTGTTGAGTACATGGCTCCTAATGGAGTTATACTGAAGATTGAGGTTGACCCATACTACGATGACCCAGTAAGAAATAAGATTCAGCACCCACTTGGCGGTCCTGCATTCTCTTACAGGTATGACATCATGGACATTGGTACTATGGACCAGCCTAACATCTTTAAGTGCGCTGTTAAGGATGAGCCTGAGTACAGAGGTTATCAGTGGGGCCCATTCAGGAATCCATTCACAGGTGAGGCTAACAATCCTTATGCTAGCTTCGATGAGGATGCTGCTGTTATCCACAAGTATGCAACCTTCGGTGTGTGTGTTCTTGACCCAACCAGAACAATGTCAATTATCCCTGCTGTCTTACAGGGCTAATATAGGATTATGTAATGGGAGGGGGGCTCTCCCTTCCCATTACTTTCTTTAACTTTTAACGGAGAAGTAAAATGGCTAAAAAAGAGAAGAATATAGAGCAGGAAATAATGCTCGACGAAGAAGCAATCAACAGTACTGAAAGAGTGCAGGTTCCTATTGAACATGAGCATAGGGAGCCTACGACTAAAGTAACAAGAGTATCAGAGGAGAGGGACAACTTAGTCAATTGTCTAAGGAATGAAAAGGTTATAGTAAGATTCATATCAAGGGCAAGAGGTATGATAACAGACCCAAGGCATGTTCTCTTTGGAGGCATGGCAGCAGGCTCTAAGGTGAGAATCACTACACCTTTACTTAGGTCAGGACTATTTGCTGATGTCCTTACAAAGGATGAAAAGAAGTTCCTTGAGTATAAGCTTGGGCTTGAGCCAAATGCACTCAGTGTACATAACAGAAATAACAACTTCTGGAGTGATGCTAATGAGCAAGGTGTAGGCAGAGTAGAGCTTATCAAGGGTGATAACCCATTAGACCTGTCTAATCCCATTGACTACATTAAGTATAAAATCCTCTTAGCTAACAAGGACAAGATTGCTCCATCAATGCAAGCCCTTCAAGACAAGCCTAAGGCAACTTACAGATTTGTCATTATCAATGAAGGTGACTCTGCTAAGGCTGCTAACACGAGAGTCACTCTCAAAGCACAGGCTTACATGGAGTTTGGTAAGGTTAACGAGGATAAGGATAAGATGAGAGTCATCATCGAAACTATTGATGGTAGGCCAACAGCTTCTAACAGCAAGGCGGAATACCTACAGGGTAAGATTGGTGAACTCATTGAAGCCAATACCAAGATGTTCCTACAGGTGGTAAGAGACCCACTACTGGACAACAAGGTTCTGATTAAGAAAGCAATTGAGGCAGGAGTTATTGTTAATAGAGGCAACTACCTATACCTAAAGGATGGTAATCTGCCACTATGTGACAATGGACAGGAGCCTACATTAAATATAGCTGCTAAGTACCTTAGCTTACCAAAGCATCAGGAACTGAAGTTTTCAATTGAAGCAAAAGTAAAGTAAAGTTATGACAATACAAGAGTTTAGTACTGAGTTTGATGTCCTCTATAATAATGTCACATCTAACCAAGCCCCAGGTCTCAATGAATATGAGAAATCTGTGTTCTTGACAAAGGCTCAGTCACAATTAGTGAATGAGTATTTCAACAATAAAACTGATGGCTTTGGTGGGGGCTTTGACGGTAGCCAAAAGAGACAGTATGATTTTTCTGGGTTGGTAAGAGTAGAAAGACTCTTTGACATCAATACCTTCAAAGAGAGGATTGATAATACAGAAAAACTGGACAGAAGGAGTAAAGTCTTTCTC